AGCAGCTACCAACACAGGCGATAATTCAGCAGCTACCAACACAGGCGATAATTCAGCAGCTACCAACACAGGCGATAATTCAGCAGCTACCAACACAGGCGATAATTCAGCAGCTACCAACACAGGCGATAATTCAGCAGCTACCAACACAGGCTATAATTCAGCAGCTACCAACACAGGCTATAATTCAGCAGCTACAGTGGAAGGCAAAGAAAGTGTTGCCTGTGCATTAGGAATTGAAAATAAGGCTAAAGGTGCATTAGGTTGTTGGATAGTGGTTGCTGAATGGGAAAAAGACAGTAATTATGAATGGCATCGTAAAGATGTTAAATGTGCTTATGTAGATGGCACAACTATTAAAGCAGATATATTTTATGCGCTTAAAAATGGTGAATTTGTTGAAGCTGAGGAGGAATAATCATGCCAAACAAAATAGAGATAACTATTTCAGAGAAATCAGACGTGAAAGTTAAACATGATGATTTTATAAGAGGAAATTTTACCACTTTTGAATTTGATAATGTCGTGCTTATAGTTCCTGAGGTAGTTAGTGAATATATGAGGGATAGGCATAACGAAGTATTACCAGATAAAGAGTATGGATATGAAAACATGCAGAGACAGCTTGATGAAGCAAATAGCAGGATTGAAGAATTAGAGTATAGACTACAACATTTAGGCTTAGATGAAGCCGTATAGGAGGATATGAAGAGATGAATATATCATTATTGAAATTGAAGAACTGTTTAGGTGTTAAGGAATTAGAATTTAAACCAGGCAAGATAACTATTATTCAGGGAGCAGGAAAGCAAGGAAAGACAAGTATTCTTGATAGCATTGAAAGAACTTTGTACAACACTGGTAAACGTCCTCAATTTGTTTTCGGTGGGGCAGATAAAGCAGAAACATATCTAGTGCTTGATGATGGGACGCAGATAAAGAAGAACATAAACAAAGAGGGTAAAGTTACAAATATAAAGATTGAAAAGGATGGTATGTCTCCAAAGGCACCAGAAGCTTACTTAAAAAACCTTGTTGGAGAAAAGCAGTTAAATCCTGTTGAGTTCATCACTAAGGGGGAAAAGGAGCAGATAGAAACAATACTTTCTATTGTATCTATAGCCGTTACAGAGGATGATATAAAATCATGGATTGGCGAGCCTGTGAATGCTGATTATACCCAACATGGACTAAAGGTATGCAAGCAAGTAGAAGATGCACTGATGGCTAAAAGAAAAGATATAAATAAAGAACGTGACATGTTAAAGGCTGACGTTGAAAACTTAGGATATAAGCTTCCTGCAACTTATAACGTTGAAGATTGGAGAGAAGTTTCTCTAACTGAAAAGTATGAAAAGATAAGCGAAGCAAATAAATTAAATAGCAATATCGAACGTGGACAGGCTGTAATTGATAATTACGATGCAAAGGTATCACAAATCAACTCTGGCATTAATCTTGAAATAGCGAAGCTTGAGGAGCAAATAGAGCAATTGAAGAAGAAAGCCATTGAACAAGCAGCAGAAGAAACAACTAAGCTTGAAGCTGCAAAGAAATATGTTGCTGAAAATAAAGTAATAGATATATTGCCTCTTGAAGAAGATCACAAAAATACAGAATTAATGAAGTCCTATATTAGAATTGCAGATGAATTGAAAGATAAAAAAGAATCTCTTGAAGCTGCAATAAAAGACTCTGACAAGTTGACAAGTCAAATAGAAACTATCAGGAAAAAGCCACAAGAATTACTTTCTAAAGCGGAAATGCCTATAACTGGTTTATCAGTAGATAAGGACGGCAATATTCTTATTAACAATCTTCCTATCAAAAACCTTTGCGGTACTGAAAAGATTGAATTTGCTGTGGAAGTCGCAAAAGCTACCGCCAAGGATTTGAAGCTTATTCTTGTAGATGGTCTTGAAGCTTTAACCCAAGAAGATATGAATACATTCATTGAAAAGTGCAGAGATGATGAATTTCAGTACATTATGACTAGGGTTACGAGTGGAGAACTAAATATTGTAAATGAAGATGGAGAGTTATTGAACAATTAAGGAGGAATGGACAGTATGGGAATACCAGTATTAATTCTCGGCGAAAGTGGATCAGGTAAAAGCACATCAATGAGAAATTTTGAAATAGATGAAGTTGGAATTTTTAACGTGGCAAGTAAGCCATTGCCATTTAGAAAGAAGATACCCAAAGCAGATGGATGCAGTTACGCACAAATAAAAAACAACCTATCAAAGGCAAGTTTAAAAAAGTATGTGATAGATGATAGTCAATATCTTATGGCATTTGAAATGTTTGGTAGAGCTAAAGAAACAGGGTATGGAAAGTTTACTGATATGGCATTAAATTTTAAAAATTTGATTGACCATGTTATAAAAAATACTCCTGCGGATTGTATTGTTTATTTTTTACATCACACACAAAAAACAGAGCTAGGAACAAAAGCTAAGACGGTTGGGAAAATGCTTGATGACCAGTTAACAGTGGAAGGGTTATTTTCTATAGTGCTTAGAACTAAAGTCGAGAATGGCAAATACAGTTTTATTACACAAACAGATGGGTTTGACACTGTAAAAAGCCCTATGGATATGTTTGAGAGTGTAATTGATAACGATTTGAAATTTGTAGATACAACTATACGTGAGTATTGGGAACTTTAATTAAAAATTAATGGGTGGCTGCCTAAATGCCAAAGGAGATTATATTATGAGAAATTTGAATTTAGCAGAAGTTGAAGAAGCACAGGAATATAAAAGGATTGGTACAGGTGGTTTTATATGCAAAATTACAGCCGTTGAAGATGTACCAGAAAAGGAATATCTAAAAGTTGAATATGACATCGCTGAAGGTGAGTTTAAAGGATACTACAAAGAGTTATTTGATAGTAAAAATTTCTGGGGTGGTAAGTTTATCAGGTCATACAAAGAAAAGGCTCTACCATTCTTTAAAGGCTTTATAACATCAGTTGAAAATTCTAACAATGGGTACAAGTTTGATAATAATGAATCCAAACTTGTCGGAAAGTTTGTAGGTCTTGTTATTGGAGAAGAAGAGTACAACAAAAATGATGGTACGGTCGGTAATAGACTGTATGTAGACAAGGTTAGAAGTGTAGAAGAAATCAAAAAAGGTAGCTTTGAAATTCCGAATCTCAAAAAGTTACCAGATTATGATAAAAGATTTGACGTTTTTGTTGATGCACAGAATAGTGCTGATGATGACCTACCATTTTGATATAGTCGCTTAAGCACATAGATAACAAACAACTACAGAGCCATAACAAGCTTACCTCCTTTGTGAGTTGTGGCTCTCATAGAAGGGATGATAAGTATGGAACATGATAACAAAATGTTTCACGCAGGATTTATAACAGGAGCTTTAATAGCAAGTATAGGTATTAGTTTTGGCATTGTAATGTATTACATTTTCAGATAAGAGGTAAGGTGAGGATTATGGCTAAGGATGCTTATTATTTTTCGCATGATAGCAATGCAAAAGATGATCCAAAGTGTGTATTGCTAATAGAACAACTTGGCATGGAAGGATATGGAATATTTTGGGTATTGATTGAAACTTTAAGAGAGCAGCCTAACTATAAATATCCTATAATTCTGCTTCCTGCTCTAGCAAGAAGATTTAATACAACAGCAGAAAAAATGAAAACTGTTGTAAGTAATTACAATTTGTTTGTTATTGATGATAAGGACTTTTTTAGCATTTCTCTGATGGGAAGAATGAAAAAATTGGAATCTAAGAGAGAACAACAACGTCAAGCTGGATTAAAATCAGCTCAGAAAAGACTTTTAAATTCTGTTGACAGTAATATAAGCACCAATGAATGTTCAACGGACGTTCAACGGACGTTCAACGAATGTTCAACGTCCGTTGCAACGACGTTGGAGGCTTGTTCAACCAGTAAAGTAAAGAAAAGTAAATATATATATAGTGCATTTTTTGAAAGTGTATGGAATTTATATCCTAACAAAAAAGGAAAAGCATCAGTCAAGGAAAAACAAAAAAAAATATTACATGAGTTAGGATTTGACACTATTAAGAATTGCATTGACCGCTATAAAGAATCTAAACCAGATTGGCAACAATGGCAAAACGGATCTACATTCTTTAACTCTGGGTATATCGATTATATGGATGAAAACTATATATCCAATGAATCACAAGAGGACAATCTTTATAAAGAAGTGGATTAGGAGGTAACAATGATCACATATAATCCGGAAGCAGAAAAAGCAATATTAGGATGCATGATTATAGATAATGTACTAATCAGAAAGATACAAGCGAATTTTAAACCAGAATACTTTTACACTCCAATGAATCAATCTTTGTACTTAGAGATATTAAAGCTATATGAGAAACATGGAACGGTTGATATACCTATGTTATTTGAATTTGATATTGAATATGTATCTGAGATTTGTAAAGCAATAGCAACTACACAGAACGCTAGACAGTATGTAAATATAGTCAGGAATTTGGGAATAAGAAGAGAACTTTTTAAAGCTGCTGAAAAGGTGAGAGATATTGCAATGAGTGAGGATATAGATGATATACAGATTATTAAGTCAGAGGCATTGGCAACGATTAACAATGTTCAATTGCTAGAAAATAGAAGGCTAAATACGAAAGCAATTGATATTGTGACTAACTCTATGAGCAATTTAGAGAAGAGATATAAGCAAGGTGCAAATACGTATCGCAGTTGGAAACTAAATTGGCTCCAAGATAAAACTGGTGGAGTAAAGCCGGAATACACTATATTAGCAGCTAGACCCAGTGTTGGTAAAACTGCATTTGCTTTACAGATTGCGAAAGAAATAGCTTTACAAGGTGGTAAGGTAGCAATATTCAGCTTAGAAATGCCATCAGAAGCTTGCATAAACAGAATAATTTGTAACCATGGGAACATAAATAAAGACTATTTTGATAAGCCTGGTATTTTAGACGAAAAAGGTTGGGATTTGATAGGTAGAACTTCTCCTGTTGTGGCTATGCTACCTTTGACTATTTACGATGATATTTTTTACATCGAGGAAGTTATTTTGAAGTGTGAAGAATTGAAAGCAAGTGAAGGATTAGATTTTGTAGTTATTGATTATATACAACTGATGGAAACTACTAAGAAGACAGCAAATGCAAATGAGAGAATCTCTCATATAAGCAGAAACATAAAGAAGATGCAGCAACGTAACAAAATACATGTATTAGCCTTAAGCCAGTTCAACAGAGAATCTGAGACTCAAACAGTACCAACATTACGAAATCTTAGAGATTCAGGAAGCTTGGAGCAGGATGGGAATAATGTTTGGTTTCTACATGTAGACCCAAAAGACATAGAAGGTAAGGATGGAGTAGTTGAAACACAATTGATTATTGCTAAACAAAGAGAAGGAGAAAGAAACATAAAGAAAAAGTTGAAATTTTACGCGAAAACTCAGAAATTCTATGAGAATTAAGTCTGGATAATACAGGAGGAATAATCTAATGGCACAACGAGAGATAAAGCAACATCTTGAACTATTAGCAGTAATGAGCGGTAAGAAGAGCGTTGAAGATTGTAAAGCATTAGGCAAGAAGCCTCGGAAGCATACACAGCATGAAGCTAAGGAGCAGGAAGCGGTGTTTGATTGGGCGAGATTGCAAGAATGTGTATATCCAGAGCTAAAATGGCTATATCATATCCCAAATGGTGGGAGTAGAAACAAAATTGAAGCTGCAAACTTAAAGAATCAAGGAGTTAAGTCTGGAGTTTTGGATCTTCATTTGCCAGTGGCAAGGCATGGATACCATAGCCTATACATAGAAATGAAATCCAAGGATGGCAAGGTTAGCGAAAATCAGGATAAATGGATTAAGGGACTAAGGGAAGAAGGCAATAAGGTTGAGGTTTGCTATGGTACTGAATCTGCCATAAATGCATTGAAACAGTATTTACAAGGAGGTACATAACCATGATTGCATGTAAAGTATGTGCAAAAAGTAAAGTGAAAAGGGACAATTCAGGCATGATTAACAGGATATGCGTAGAGCAAGATAGACATGTGCAAGGGTTTGAAAGCTGTGGACAGTTTGGGGATAGACAATGCACCTTATGTGTGTGGGAGAAGGAAGAATGTAGCGAATACGATAGACCTGGCAGATGCGACTTGTGTTGTGGACTGGATGAGAAACCTTATTTTGAGTTGAGGACGGTGGAAAATGATGAAAAAAATTGAATGTAATACATGTCCAGATAGATTTACTTGTATAGGACAACCTGAAACATGTGGAAATAATATTGCATTAAAAAATCAGGAGAAAGAAGAAATGGAGAATAAAGCACTATGCGATGAATGTTGCAATGATGATAAAGAAAATTGTCCATATACACCTTTAACTTGTGGTATCAATAGAAATGCAGAATTGGATAATACGGTTAGCACTGGATTTATGATTGATATGCTACTGGATAATCCTAGAAGGAAAGCGACTATAGCAGATAAACATCAGTGCAGTACAGTTATTATTAATAAAAATAATACTTTTGCTTGGGAACATAATGGAGTAGAAGTAAGATTTAAACCTTTTCACAAAGATAGACGTTGGACAATCACAGAACCATCAAGAGAGTTGAAGAAGATGACGTTTGCTGAGGCTTTTAAACGTTACAAAGAAGGCAAAGAAATCACATCAATAAAAAGTGAAATAACATATCAATTATTTAATACGCATTGTGCACAAATCCAATTTTGTGATGATGAGGAAGTAGATGGACTTTGGACAGTGGAGGGTATTTATGAAGATGACTAGACAAGAGAAAAGGCAAACACAAAGAGATGCAGAGAAAGCTTATCAAGAGCTTAAGGATATGTCACCATTGGCAAAAGAGTTGTTTAGAAATATGGTTCGGAATGAGACCGTTGGTATATGTCATTGTCTATATGGGATAACCCTGAATGCCGTAAATGGATTTGGTGCAACAAGAATAAATGAGGTAATACGTAACGTAATGGAACAATTTGACAGTATAAGAAATAATGCGATAGACCCAAAAGAGATAACAGATTGGTGCATTAACAAGGGTATTAACTTTACAAAATATGAGGTGTGAGGTGTGGCATGGCTAACTGTAAGAACTGTAAACATTATACAAAGTGGTCAATCTTGGGAATAGTATCCTGGTGTAAGCAAAAAGACTGTTATATAGCAAGACCTAAGACGTTTGTTTGCATTAAGTATATGCCAAAGTGGTACAAGAGATTAATGCAAAGGTTACTTAACGTAAGAAAAATGATGTAAATACTTTGGAGGTGTCAGCTATGGGAAGAGAAGCAAAACAGGAGCATCAAGGAACTGCATCAGAACTCAAAGCAAGAATAAAGACACAAATTGCAAAGAAGTATTGGAACACATTCGCAGTAGGACAAACAATAGAAATTATAGATACGGTATATCTAACACGCAACAAGAGGGATGTTAAAGAAAAGCGTAAAGTTACTTGCAAGATAATTAGCAAGAATAACTTATATATGCGGATAGACAAAAATGGCAAGATGGAAAGTATAACTTTTGCAGACATGATTACGGGACATGCTAAGATACGTCATAGATTGAATAAAACGAGGGTTCTAACGAAAGATAGTGTGAAAAGTGAATAAGTAGTGGTGCGAAAATAAAAATGCGTTAGAGAGGACGCTAGGTAGCAAATTAACTATAAGCTAAAATATTCGGAGGTGTTAGTATGGTAAAGTGTAAAAGATGTAAGAAAGAGTTTGAAACATTGGAAAAAGATGAGTTATGTCTAACTTGCCATCGCAAGGAAGAAAAGATAAATTACATGAATGATTATAGGGAGAATGCAAGAGAATATAACGACCTCATAAAGAGATATAATAGAATTACAGAAAAAGGGGACGGAGTAAAAGCACAAAAAATAACTGATATGCCAATATGTCATAATGCTACCGACCAGATATGCACTAATTTGTGCGAAATAGCAGAGCTGGAAGAGCTTATAAAAGATAGAGAAGAGAAATTAAAAAAGGCAATAATAAAAGTCGAAAAAGCAATAAGCACACTGGATGAAAGCTTATTCAGAAGCCTGTTATCTAACAAGTACATAGACGGCATGACGTGGGAAGAGATAGCAGTTAATCGGCATTGTAACGTTAGAAATATATATCGTTTGCATGATTTGGCAATAGACGAGATTGAAATAGATGTGGAATGTAAAGTTTAAAAAAAGAGAGCTCCTCATTCCGAGGGGTTCTCTTTTTCTAATTCGCGCCTTATCATGTATATCAGATATTCACTCATTCCCATACCTTTTTTTACTGCTAGTTCTTGGAATTGTGTTTTTAAGTCCGATGCTATTCTTATGCGTAGTATGTCATTTTTCATTTTAGATTCTCCTTGGTTACTTCTTCTACGGTTACTATGATATATTCATCATGTCTATAACATTCCCTAAATTCTTGCTTTGCCTCCTGTCTTGTTTGCGTCGAAAATATATCATTTCTACATGGAGTATCTTTACTGTCACTTACTCTTTTAAACCATACTTTCCAATCCTTAATCATAGTTTTAACTTTTTTATTTGCCATATTAATTCATCCTCCTAATAATCTGATAGCCTCATCAGTAGCGACTTTATCGCTAGACTCCACGGTGGGAGTTTCGGCTTGTTATACTCTATTTATCTTTAATTTGTTTATCCTTTTAATATACTGCTTTCTTTCTAGGTACACCCAACGGTCTGTAGTATAATCCCCATCACCAAATATTAATAGCACTTTGCCTATCATATCAATCATCCACCTTTAAATTATTTTTTAGTCTAGCTTAACGATGCGAGGGGCTTGGTTTGCTCTATCGTTGTTTGCCTGACCACATTTATATGTTACCACGATTGTAGTTACAATGTCAATATAATATTTAAATTATTTTCAAAATTCTAAAAATTTGTCACTAAATGTCATGGTTTGTCATGCTTGACATATGATATTGTTATAATAGGCAAGCAAAGGGAATTAGTCTTCAGCAGAGAGAGCCTTGAAATGATAGGGGCTCTTTTTGTTTTATATTTTATGAGAGGTGGAAGATGAAGTGAAAAAATATTTAGGAGTCAAAACGATTGAAGCTGAACCAATGACCGCAGATGATTACAATAAATATATAAAAGAAAAGTCTTCTGAAAGAAATCATTACTATAGTGGAGAGGATAGACGAGGTTATTTAGTAAAATATGAGGATGGATATGAAAGCTGGTCACCTAAAGACGTATTTGAAAAAGCTTATAGATTAATGAGCAATATGAATTTTGGACAGGCAATGGAAGAAATTAAACAAGGCAAAAAAGTAGATAGAAATGGGTGGAATGGAAAAGGCATGGTATTGCAAGCTCAATTTCCTGATGAGCATAGTAAAATGACACATCCTTATCTGTATATGACTATACCAGATTGCACAGAGGGTACTAGAAAATTGCCATGGCAACCCGCACAAGTGGATTTATTTAGCGAAGATTGGAATGTAGTAGATTAAGTTTACAACGGATAGCAAGGGTCGCATAACTATGTACGTAGAGCTGACAATGTGACCTTGTCTATTTCATTTATTGTTAACTAAAATAGAAGGTGATAATATATTGCTCACCTTTTTAAAATGGCTTAGAATTGATGTGGTGAGCGAACAATTGTTTGATTTTATAGATTTTTGAGAGGATATGTTAACGATGGACGAAAGTATAGCTAAAACAAGTATCCGTGATATATTAAGCAACAAAGTTGTATCGGATTTTTCGGTTGACAATTTAAATAAAAGTATGGAAAAATTAAAGGAAATGTGCAATGAGAATAAACCTTATAATCCAGAGTTACATCAAGCCAAATCATTCATAATGCCTAATAATATTTTAATATTGTCTGTTCCTGACGGAGACTGGGAAGGATTGTATGTAAACGGTAAAAAAGTAGACGAGAATCATGCGATTAGGATTTGTGATTTAGTTCAATATTGTCCTATTGGAAATATTGAGGAGAAATGCTTGGATAAGTTTGACCCGGATGAAGATAGTTTACCAGATGAATTTTAAGATTGAGAGGATGTGAGTATATGGCAAATGTGGGAAGACCAACAAAATATAAAGAAGAATATGCAACACAAGCATATAAGTTATGTTTGTTAGGTTCTACAGATGCCGAACTTGCAGACTTCTTTGAGGTTTCAGAACAAACAATAAACAGTTGGAAACAGGAATTTCCAGAATTTCTTGAGTCCATAAAAAAAGGAAAAGAGGTAGCAGATGCTACTGTAGCAGAAAAGCTTTATCATAGAGCAACAGGATATGAGCATCCAGAAGTCATTACAGCATCTTTTCAAGGACAAATTACAGACCGGGTTACAGTTACTAAGCATTATGCCCCTGACCCAACGGCAGCTATATTCTGGCTTAAGAATAGGCAGCCTAAAAAGTGGAGAGACAAGCAAGAACTGGAACACAGTGGGGAATTAAAAATGCCTACAATCGTTATCAATAAATAGCTACGGAGATAATTGAAGAAATACATAGCAATTTGGAGCAATCAAGAGTTAGCAATTTGCAAAAAAATCATCAAAAATGATACAATAGAAAATATCTAAATCGCCTAATTTGGTCAAATATGACGGAATTTAGGCTTTTATTATGCAAGGATAATCGCAAAATTATTATTTTGTATAATTAACATAAAGTGGGTGCAATATGGAAAAGGAAATAAAGGTAACTCCTTTTTACTTCGACCACGTATTGGCACAGCCTTACAAGGTTATTATTCAGGTTGGTGGACGTTTCTCCTCCAAGTCTTATAATTCTGAGATAGAAATGGCTGTTAATCTAGCATCAAAAGAGCGTTATAAGTTACTTGTAATTGAAGACCTTGAAGGTGGGCTTACTAAAGGTTATTATGCAGGGCTAAAGGATAAGATAGAGCAGTTTGAGCAGGATGCAGCTTATTCGATGACAAAAAGCCCGGTACAAATTACTAACCTACTAAATAAAAATGTTGCTCTATTTTCAGGGTATGCTACAGACCAACAAAAGAAAGCTGTTAAAGCAATAGACCAAGTAACAGAGATAGTTGTTGAGGAGGGTGAGTGGCTATCTTATGACGATTTTGTAGCATTGTTACATCAGTTGAGAGGTGGCAGACCACAAGACCGCAGGCTTACAATTTTAATGAATCCTGTTAATCCTAATTGTTTTGTTAATGAAATGTTTATAGAGACTACACCAGACAAGATTATTACTTATTTCCCTGGAACTAATAGACCTAAAGTCTTTGAAAAGAATATAGAAACAACGTTTGAGTATGATGGAGAAAAGATAACAGACATAACAAAGGTGTTAGTATGTCTTAGTACGCACCATGATAATCCATACCTTACAATAGACCAGAGGGCAAGTATAGAAAAATTGAAAGAGACAGACGAGGATAAATACAAACAGCTAGGCGAAGCAAGATTTATAAGAGGCTCTGGTTGTTACTTTGGAGAGTTTAAACGAGAGATACATGTTATAGAACCTTTTGTTATTCCAGAGCATTGGCATAGATACACAACTAAGGATTATGGACTAGATATGTTAGCTCAATACTGGATTGCCATTGATACACATGGATATGCTTATGCTTACAAAGAGTTATATGAGAGCGAGTTAATAGTATCAGCAGCAACTAAGAGAATCAAAGAAGTTAATGGAAAAGATATAATCAAAATAAAATATGCTCCACCAGACTTAGAGAATAGACAAAAAGACTCAGGTAAAAGTATATTCGACCTATTTAGGGAAAATGGAGAATATCTCACTAAGTCAGATAATAGACGTGTTGACGGATGGATGGCTGTAAAAGAGTGGTTAAAGATTATTGAAACTATTGATATAGAGACAGGAAATGTAATCAATACAAGCCGTTTAAAGATATTCAACAATTGCACAAATCTTATACGTACATTATCGCAGATTCAGAAGAGTGAATCTGACCCAAATGATTGTGCTGACCAGCCACACGAATTAACCCATGCACCTGATAGTTTAAGGGGATTTTGCATTATGCGACAATCTCCACCAGTAGTTAAAAATAAGTATAATGATGATGACGACGAAGATGATAGACCGCGGAGGCAGAATAAATTTTATTGATGTGATATAATATATATAAGATAGCTTGACGAAGCAAGTGGAGAATTAATTATGTTTATCTTAGCAATTTTGCCTATAATTAGTTTTATAGCTTTTATTATATTTCTTGATATTATTGTTCATTTTATTAATTTATTTTGAGTAGGAGGACACATGCAAAACTTAATAAACCTAATATTTCTAATTGTAGGAGCATTAATATTCTACTGTGGATATAAAGAAGGTATAAAATTATCGAAACCATTTAAAGAGCCTGAGCAAAAGCAAGGTTCTTTTTTTATGCCTCCAATTCCAAAGTTAGAGGATGTATCACAAAAGCAACAAACAAAAGAAGATAACTCAAATAGATTTTATAAGTAGGGGGTGAATAAACGTGTTTAAAAGGCTTAAAGATAAACTATTTTCTGAGCAGAGAGAAGAGGATATACAGAGTATTGATGATTTAGAGAATAGTGACCCTAACACTGATATGGAACGAAGATTAGCTGCTTTGATAAGCAAGGATATTAACAATGCTAAAACTTCCAAGGAAGATTCTACCGACGATTTAGGTTGGAGCATAGAAGAACAGTGGGAAGATGAGTATAAGCTTCTCAAAGGTGGTGGATTGCAGTGGAAGACTAACTTTGCTTATAGAAGTGACAAGGATAGCCAAGTACGTCCTAACAGCGAAGATAACTTTATTCATCCAGCTATATCTATTGCCACAGCTAATATAACTGCAACACCTGTAGAAGTTACCATCAAAGGCAAAAAACAGCATGAGAAACATGCACAGAGCGTGACGCACATAAGCCGATTCAATGATATGCGTAATAATTTTGATTCTATGTTTAAGGACATGGTAAGGGAATTTGTTGCACATGGTCCATTGATAGCAAAAGTAATTTGGGATGGCAAGTGGATGGGTGGCTCTGGCCCCGATAGATGGGTTGGAGATGCCAGAATTGAACATGTGTACAAAGAAGATTGTATCTTTGACCCTGCTATATTAGACCTCAAGAGAGACATGAATAAGAGTAGGTTTGTAGGATTCAAAAGCCGTCAATGCGTCAAGTATGTTCAGGATAGATGGAAAAGGTTTGGCAAGCATATCTCAACAGAAGTTAATGAAGATGAGTTGGTTAATGAGGGTATTGAAAACGATAATGTAACTTTGTACGAAATGTATTACCGAGGATTTCCTGAGTTTATGCCATCTGATAGAGTGAAAGAATTAAGGGAGCGAGCATCTATTCAAGAAGAGCAAGGAGATATTTACAAAGCTAAAGACCTCAATGATATGGCCAATGGAAACCTTGAAGGAGTGCATTTAGCTTATTATTGCAATGACATTCTCCTTGAATACATACCTTATGTTTATGACCATGGAAAATATCCTTGCGTATTTACTACGAGGTATAAGGATACTAAGAATCAATGGGGATATGGCGAAATTAGGAACATTAAGATTCCACAAATTTTACATAACAAAGCTGATGAAATTGAAATAGGTGCTATGGCAAGAGAAGAGCTAGGCGGTTTTTATTATGGTGCTGGTGCTATTGATGAAAAACAACTTGATAAAATATTAGAAGATAGTAGTTTGCCTGGCATGTGGTTTGCTGTTAATGATGTTAATCAACTCAAGGAGCGTACTGGTGCTAAAATTCCTGCATCTGTAACAAACTATAAAGAGCATAAACAGCGTATGGTACAGGATATATCTTCTAATACGGCTATTAACCAAGGCAAGGTTGAGAAGTCTGGGTTACCTTTTAAAGCCATAGCGGAATTAGGCGCCAGAACTGATATAAGAACTAAGCAAGCCGTTGACCTGCTTAAAGATTTTATCATAGAGTTAAACAAACTTAGAATAGAACTGTTTGCTCAATTCTACACCGAAGAACGTTATTATCGTTACACTGGAAGTAACAACGAAGTAATGGAAGGTACTTTTAGAAATGATGAATTGTTCGATGTATGGGCAAGAGAAACTGAAAACAAACCTGTGCTAGATGAAGCAGGAAAGCCACTACTTGATAAAACAGGACAACCACAAATGCAACAAGTTGAGAAGATGGAAAGGTTTGTTCCTGACTTTGATATAGATGTAGCAATCATATCTAAAAAACCTGACGATAGGAATTACTATACATCACTTGCTATGGACTTAAATTCAAAAGGTATGCTCACATTTGAAGACCTATTATATACCCTTGAAGAAGGCAAATTACCAAGCAATGAGGACATAATACAACATGTTCAAGCACAGAATACAGTAACTGCTATGATAGGACAGATTCAGCAATTACCACCTGAGATACAAGACCAGGCTAAGCAAATGATGCAGCAATCTATACAAATGTTGATGCAACAATATGCTCAGCAGGCTATGCAAAATAATATTACTAGAGGGATGCAATATGAATGATAAAGTAAATATTTTAGGAACTGAATATGAAATTATTATTAACAAAGATTCTAAGAATCCTAAGATGGAGGATAGCGCAGGGTACATTGAAGCTTATGCAAAAGAATTAGTAATAAATGATATAGAAGTTGATAACCGAACTTATAAAAATATTGATGAATTTAAAAAGAAAGTATTAAGACATGAAATGATACATGCCTTTTTTCACGAAGCAGGACTTGAGCATTATTATGAAGATGAAAAGCTTGTAGATTGGTTAGCTTTACAAATCCCCAAAATAATAAAAGCTATGAAGGAGGCTGATTGCTTATGAAAGACAAGATGATGATGTCCGAAAAAAATATGATGATAGATCCTATGATGTCAATGTCACCACCTAAAAAATCAACAAAGAAAATGGCATCACCTAAAAAGAAAAAAATATCAAGCAAAAAGAAAAAGTAACTCAAGACACTTCAATAGTAAGTGCCTTTTTTATTACAAAAATTTATTGGAGGAAATTATATGAAAAATTCAAAGCTTAACGGTATGGAGATTCTGCCTATCAATTTGCAACTATTTGCGGATGATGCAGGAGATATCGACGATGGTCAGGATGGAGTCGTGGACTATCCAAATGATGATGTATCAGACGATTCCGAGGGTGAGTATAGCAATGAATTAGATGATACACAAGGTAGTGAAGATGAAGAAGGTAGTAAAGCTCAGGAGGTCGCCGACCCTGATAAATCTAAGCAACCTAAGGAAGAAAATGCACAGTTTCAAAAAATGAGGTTAAGAGCTGAAGAAGAAGCGAGAAAAAAACTTGAAGCAGAAAAAGCAAAGCTTGATGCAGATAGGGCAGAATTAGAAGCCTTTAAACGTCAGAAAGAACAAAGCGAAATTGAACAAAAACACTATAACGAAATAACACCTGATGTGATTCAAGCAGTGGCTACTCAATATGGTGTTACAGAAGATTTTGCAAAAGCTTTTCTAACTGAACAGGCTAAAAATAATGCTAATCAAGAGCTTGCTACTCGTCAACTTAAAATGAGTCAATCTCAAATACAGAAATCTGAATTGAAAGATAAGCCTTATTTTAAAGATTTAGAGCCTGATATTGATAAGTTGATAGTTAGTAATCCAGATGTAGATGTTAAGACAGCTTATAAATATCTGATAGGTGAAAATCTTGAAAGGCTTATGAAACAAACTAAGAGTCAAACAGAAAAACAGACAATAGCTAATATGCAAGATAATGCTAGAAGACGCTCTATTCCTTCTGGTGCTTCTGATGGCTTAGATGTAGGTTCTGTATTATCACAAGATGGAATAGAAATGGCAAATGCTTTTGGAAATGACCCTAAGAAAATAGCACAAAGAGTAAAAGAAACATTAAAAACAACGAAACGGAGATGATTACATGAAAGGTTTTATTTGGTCAGGAAATAAGGCAGGGCATAAAAATCCTAACATAAGAAAAATGTATGTGCCTGATGCCACAGCAATTGAAAAAGGAGAACCTATAATTTACACACAAGGAACTGGTATAGCTGTTATTGCTGCTCCTACAGATTTTGATGATCCTATATATGGGGTGTCAATGGTCGAAAAAGCGGCAAGTGATGGAGTAACAGAGATTGATATTGTAGAAGCTTCACCTTATGATATCTTTAAGTATAAATGTACAAAGGTGTATACTCTTACAGGGGGAAGTACAACAACAGCAGTTGACTCAAGTATTGTTCCTGCTACAGATAACTTCTGGATTGGTGGAGCAATTAAAATTTTAACTTGTGCAGCTGATTCAAGTTTGGTTGGTAGAATCGTTAAAATTTCTGATTCAACCGGAGGTACAGGAACATTGACACTTGCTGAAACATTACCTGCTGCTCTTGCATCTGGTGACACAATTAATTTATGTCCGGGATATATGGCCCATGATTATCTAGGATATGACCTTGATAGCGATTCTATGAATCCAGACTGGGATGCAAATGGAGGAAATGTACTTAGAATTTATGATACTAATCCAGATAACATGGAAGTGAGATTTACCTTTGAAAGACATGCTAATGTAAGTTGATAATTAATATTATCGGCACCGTGAAGGTGCTTTTTTTATACCTAAAAACAAATTAAGGAGTTGATTTTATGCCATTAACAGAACAGCAATTTATTGCACTCGAAGGAAATATAAATGAAGTTTGGGATGCTTATTACAAAATGAAAAAGGACTACATTCCTGAATTTTTTAATGTTGTAAAAAAACAAACCGCTCAATACACTGATATGACAGTTGGAGCAGCTGGAAGAATGTCATCTTGGACAGGTAGTGTTGCATATGACACTTTTGAAAAAGGATATGAAAAGCAATACAAGCCTATTAAGTATAGTACAGGTATTCAGATAGACCGAGACATGTACGAAGATAAAGAATATGAAAGAATCAAAACAAGAGTAAATAACGTTGCTTATGGTGTATTCAAAACATTGCAATATGAAAGTGCTGAGATTTTTAACAAAGCAACATCGACTGATATTTTAGGACCAGATTCACAACCTCTAGGTTCTGCATCACACAAAACTATACCAACAGCAGCAGTCCAAAGTAATCTTGGGACAAACGACCTTACATATACTGGGTTAGAGACAAGCATTCTTGCTATGGAATCATTGCTTGATGATAGAGACGATAAGATGCTTATTCAAGGTGATATGGTTATTGCGGGTCCTGCTCAAAGAGATAATTGCAAAAAGTTATTTGGATCTGATAAAGAAGCATATGTTGGGGATAATCAAAAAAATATCTATAAAGATTTCTCATATATGATTCATCCTCTTATCACAGGAAATAAGTGGTTTCTCGTGAATCGTGACCTTATGAAAGGTGGAGATGGATTAAATTTCTTTATGAGAAGAGATCCAAGAACTCTTGAAAGAGATGGTTCTACTGCTCTTGGAGATTTCAACACAGAAAAGCTTTCGTGGAAAGCTGTGGGTCGTTGGACTAAGGGCTGGACGAATTTCTTTTGGTGCTACGTAAATAGTATATAAAAACTAAATGATAACTAATAAACGAGCCCTGTTGACTCACTATACACAGGGCTTTCAATTTTAAGGAGAGTGAATGATTATGGGAAAACCAAATCAATACGGAAGGAATTTTGGATACAAATATTCTCATTTTGGACAAAATTTATGTGGACATGACGTTAAGGCTTTTGGTGATACAACTGGCAAATGTATGTTTTGGGATGCATCAGCAGATACATTATATGTTGTCGGAACATTATCGCTAGATGGTACATTCAATGCTGATAATATTGCTCTGGCTGACACAGAAACACTAACATTCGGTACAGGTAATGACGTAGTAATTCAGTGGGATGGTACCAATTTAATACTAGATGCAACTGCTGATGATAGCCTAATTGAGATAGGTGATAGTGCAGCGACTCAGAAATCGTTTGATTTGAAATGGTATGGTAACGAAGCAAATGGGGCGAGTTTCTTATATGCAGATGCTTCAGCAAATCTGATATACACAACTGATATAGACTTACAGTTCAAGGATAATGACCTTCTTGTATTTGGTACAGGTGCAGGAGCAACAGGGGATGTAAACATCAAATGGGATGCAACTAATCTTGTTATGGCGGGTACCGCTGCTAATACATCTTGGGTAATAGGTGCTACAGGTAACTATATCAATCCTACCTTAAAAGGTGTTCTTACAGTTGGAGCGGATACGGATGGATTTGATGTAAAGTTTTACGGTGCAACAACTGGCAAATACTTTACATGGGATCAGTCAGAAGACACTGCAATTGTGAGTGGGGTTATACAACTTGGAGCTACTGTTACGGCTGCCTTAGCTATTGGGGGCGGTACATCAGCTACCAAATTAACTACTGCCGTTGCTGATAAAAACTTCGGAGGAATGTTCACAGAATCAACTGCAACAAGTGGAGATTCTAGGGGATTATACTGGAGACATTATCTTGGTGGCACAATAGCAGCTACAGGGTTTGGAGATGCAGTAAGGGCATTCTGTACAGTAACTGGTACAGGATATAGCTATGCATCAGGTTTACATGCTACTATGCAAATTAATGCCGGTGCAACAGTCACTGGTTCTGGTGCAGGAGCTAGAGCAACATTAGCAGCAGCAGCAGAGGCAAGAACATTAGTTGGCTCTTTAGCTGCTCTGCAAGTCGATTCAGATATAGGAGTAGGGAATACAGTACCTGCTAGATGTTCTTTGATTAGACTTGATAAGGCTGGCTCTGTAGATGTCCCATTTGCTTTAGATATAGCAGATGACCAATGTTTACAGGGTGCAGCAGCAGCAGGAGCAGGACTTAACGCGTTAAAGGTAATCCTGCCAGATGGTACTACTGGATATATCAATATAATTGCATTATCGTAATCGTAATTCAAATAATACGGAGAGCTTGTCTCTCCTTCTTTTTATAAAAATACTTGGAGGTATGAGCAATGTCAAGAATAGCAGAATTGATAAATAAATACGAGGATGAGCGTAAGCAAACGATTACTAACATGGAAAACGTAAAAAAAGAGATGGCTAAATTAAATCAAATAGGCATGGAATTAACAGCTAAAGCAAATATGCTAACAGGCAAAATAGAAGGACTTAAGGAGCTTGCGCAATCAGAAAAAAGCGAGGTATCCAAAAATGAAGGTTAATACTTGTCCTAAGTGCGATATTAGAACAACAGAGCAAGAATGTAAATGTGGATATAAGTTTGAGAAAGAAGTTGAGCCAAAAGAAGTACATGATTCACATAAAAAGAAAAGGTGATAATCAATGAAGGAAGTTAGACGAGAATCTTTAGTTGAAACTACAGATATTTTGCTTTTTGATATATTGCAAGAATTGAAACAACTCAATGGGAAGGGTGGTAATGATGAACGGAAGAGTAATTCAACTGGACAAATCGGGAGCAATGACTCCAACAGAATTAACAACAATAACAGCAACAACAACAAGCGCAGCAAAAACAGCAAAAGGACATAATGCAATAATTATATATTTTGGAATAACAGCAGGCTCAGGAGCATGGACAATAAAAATTCAAGGTTCTCATGCTCATAATGGAACATTCAAAGATATGTACGATAGCAATGGAAATCTTATGAGTACAGGAAGTATATCAGCCAATAGAGCACAAATATTTGTAGGTATTCCAGAACATTTTAAAATCGTTGCTACAGAAGATACAAATGGAGCTACAGTAACAATAAACTACGAACTGCTTACAGTATAGGGGTGGTGTAGATGATAACACCATTTTTAAAGGCATTGCCATTAGATATTGTTAAGAATGCAGTTGCAGCTTATTCTCTCCGGAAATTAAAAGCTACAGCAACGAAAGCTATAAGAATAAGACGGTCAAGTGATGATTCAGAATTAGATATAGGATTTGTAGGAATACATTTAGATATAATTTCTTTGTTATCATTTATCGGATCATATAGTGGATATGTTACAACATGGTATGACCAAAGTGGAAATAATAATAATGCAATACAAACTAGTAAAATAGCTCAACCAAGGTTAGTAAATAATGGTGTAATTGATGTAGATATTAATAATAATCCAACATTATACTTTGATGGGACTGACGATTGGTTTGATTGTGGATTTGCTAATTTAAATGCTCCTAATGCATTAACTTTAAACGCTATAGTTAGTGATAGAAATATAGGAGCTGCACAGCACCAAGTTATTTCATGCACAGAAGGTGGAGGATGGTCTTTAGATATTAGTAGTAATCTTGGAGTTAATAAATCTGAATTTGTTGTTTATTATAATGGAGGATATAAAATTATACAAAATACTAGTATTATAAGTAACAATCAAAAAGTAATTCTTACCGGTATATTTAATAGATATACGCAACAAAAATTTAAGCAAGATGGAAACTTAATAGGACATTTTGATACTGGATTCCCTATTGTGGCACCAGGTAATTCTACGGTAATGGCAATTGGATGTAATCCCTCGGGTTCATCTGGATCAAATTATTCACCTTTAAATATAAACGAGATTATTCGATTTAATTCCAATTTATCCGATATTGAAGCGCAAAAATTAGAACATAATCAGGCTAAGCAATACAATTTACCTATTATATAATAAAGATTATGTAATAATATGCTCTAAAAAATATAAAAAGAAAGGTGGTGAATCCGTTATTAATATTTATAAGACTTTATTATAGAGTTTTATAAGTTTTTTGTAACGGGTTAATAATGTCAACTCCAGCAGAATTATTGCCTATATATGGTGCAAATACTCCTTTAACATTAGGCGAACAAACATCTACTCCTACAGCTCCTACCAATGGATATGTTACATTATATCCTAAAAACGATGGCAAGATTTATAAATTGGATAGTGATGAAAATGAAGTAATGATACCTGATAAAACATATATTGATGCACAATTAGCTAATTCAAAGTATATGTGTGTTTATTTTTGTGATACTGAGTATAGACAAAGTATTAGTTATTTTACTAATTTTGCTACATACGCTAAATCTGCAGGATTTAAAGAAATAAATATTCTTATTCATGTGCAAAGTAATGGTACAACGCAAGAAGACTTAGACAAATTTTCTGATTATGACTCTATCGCAACAGAAATCGGAATCCCTATTACTTGCTTAAAGGTTCATGGTACATATAGTTATACCAACTATATGACCAAGACACTACTAGCATTAAGTAAACTTCCTAATGTTAACACTGTGTTTATTTTTAATGAACAGTTCGCTAGTGTTTATGCACATGGATTGACATTTCCGGCACAGATAAAGGCAGCATATCCTAACGTAACGAAGGTAGGGTGTACTGTTGATTATGGAACAGCGTTTAAAGCTTATGTTGCTAGTGCTAGTGATGAAGTATCACAGATACAAACGGTATATAATGTTTTAGGTGTTCATATGTATCCTAGTTGTGGTAGTTTTGTAGAAGCAAAAAGTACAACTTATGAACAGTGTATTAAAGCTTTTAACGAATTTACATTAACTATTCCTTGGACTAATGAGATGTGGCTTACTGAATCGGGTGTGTTACCTTATTGGCAATTTTTAGAACTACCAGAATCTTATAGTGTAATACCTTTAACTGATACCACAAGAACATCTGAACCACAAAAACTATTTTATAGAGCATTGGCAAACTCTAATATAGCCAAAGAAGCTACTAAAGTTATTCCATGGTATACAGAATCATGGTTATATACAGAAACTTTAGATATGTGGGATGTTATTAAAAACATAATACAAAAATAAATAAAGGAGTTAGGTTTATGAGTAGTATTAAAATGTGTAAACAAAATTTGCCTTCCGGTGCAATTCGTTTGTGTAGAATACAATATACAAGTGCGTTAAGAAATCAAAACTTATATTACTCACATAAGTATAGAATTAGATTAACAAGAGAATATATTTATACACCGGGTGGTTATACTGATTCATATATGGACTTGTATATAAGTACAAATGGGCTTGTAGCAGAAGTTACCGATAATTCATTTTATGTTGTTGATAGTGGTACTTATTTAGACATACTTGCAAATATCGACCAAAGTTATTATCGAGTTACATGTGAGGTTGATTGTAAAGAAGTTGGAAGTGTAACTTTAAAATTAGATGTTAGTACATTCGTAGGAGCAACTAGACTTTTAATTCCTGATGGCACTCTTACTTCAATGTACAATAAAATAGCAGGGAAAAATTATTCTTTATATATGGATTATTCACAATCTAAAGTTATTAAACTCAATAATCATGATACATTTATACTTAGTATTAATGGTGATAGTGCAGTCATTGTAGGTAATGCTATTGGGTTCGCACCTACTAACTGGACTTTAACAAAAGGTTCAGATATTACAATAGGTGGCACAGTAGTTGGAAGTAATTATACAGTTGCTACATCTGGTATTTTTAGAGGTACATTGTTATTTATATGATGAGTTTGAAACTTTCATAAAAAACATGAAAGGAGCGATTAAATGGCTACTGTACAAGAAATTATTAATTTTGCTGATAGGAAATTTCCAAATTCTGAAACAACCGCAAATAAAATAATTGATTTGAATGACATATATTTAGACTTATATATAATGATAAATAAATTGAAAAATGAACTAGAACCATATCCTTTTATTACTCTATCAAATCAATCAAAATATCCTATGCCATCAAATTGTAGAATAGAAAATATAGAAAAAATTGTAGTATCTACAGATGTTTATGGTACAACTTTCAATTCATTTGATTATGCAGGATTAGAAGATAATATATCATCAGGCAGGTATTATGGACGCGCTACAGAAGGCACGTTCTTTTTATTTGAAGATGGATTACCTTTACAGACAACAGGACTTATTGGACAAATTTATTATTATAAGCGTCCTACGTTGTTAAGTTCATTAAGTTTAAGTACTATTCCAGAATTAGATGTTGATTACCATGACTTATTGAAGTTTGGATTAATTCAATCTTTGGCAGCACAAGGACATAATCCTGATACTGAAATAGCTGATTATTGGCAAAAGAAATATGATGAAAAGTTAAAAAAGGTTATGGATGATTTATCAGAAAGATACAATGTAGCTCCTACAAGAAAGACTCAAGCAAAGGAGAGAATGTGATGGGAGTATATTTTGGCAAGAAACTTAATTATCAAGTGGAAACTAATCCACCAATAACATTGGGTGATGGAGAAAATACTTTTCTATCACCCTTTAATATTAAGAGAAGTGAATCGTCTTATAGCCGTAATCTATCAAGCATAAATTATCCTTCTTTATCTGTGAGAAAAGGTAGGCAACATTTAGCCACAGCCATTACTACACCCAATGGCATGGGTTCATATCAAGGACAATATTTGCATGTATTAGACGGTACAACTTGGAAGCGTTGGGATGGGTCAGTATGGCAAACTGTCGGAAGTAGTTTGGCAAATGCCAAGGCAAATTTTGTAGAATTTAACACAGAATTAGCAAAATATATCATAATAGTTGATGGGACAAATGTTAAGTCCTGGGATGGCTCAACCTTAGCTGCAATTGCAGCAGCACCAGCAACAAGATTTTATACTGTGGATGATTATAGACTATATGCCTTAATTGGCAATGTGTTGAAATGTTCCGCAGAAGGAAGTATCACGGATTGGACTACTGCTGATGATGCCGACAGTATAACATTAACAGGGGCAAGGGGAACAGCAATAGGCATTGCAAGTTATAATGATACTATAATATGTTTCTTTGAACAGTCTATGCATGTCTTATATGGCAATGACCCTTACGATTTTTACTTGAATGACCCTATGGAATATGGTTGTATTTCTGATAGAACTATATTGGAGCATAATGGGAAATTATATTTTCTTAACTATGATGCTTTATACGTTTATACCGGAGGACGTCCTAGAAGAATAAGTGATAAGGTTAAAACTTATATTGATGGTATTAATAGTACATATAGAAACCTCTGTGCTATGGGCAAACATGGCAAATATATTTATCTATCAATTCCTTATGGTTCGGCTACTACAAATAACCTAACTCTCGAATATGATACCGAATTGGATACATGGTATCCACATACCGGAGGATTTGTTTCGTTTGTTAATATTGGATCAAGTCTATGTGGAATAGATTCAACTGGACAAACTTGGACTATTAACTCAGGAACTGATGATAATGGTACTACTATATCATGGTCATTTATTACTGGTGTAATTAATCATGGCACAATATCTAAGAAAAAAGTTTTATCTGATGCATGGATAAGTTTAGACCTTCCTATTGGGAGTACCTTAATATTATCGTATAGTACCACTGTAGATGGAAATGATTTTGTTACCCTTAAAACTTTTACTGCAAGTGCAACGGAACAAGTTACGAGAATTCAAATACCTACAACAGCCTTACAAAATATTGATTGGTACAGATTAAAATTTGAAGGTACTGGACCATGTACCATATATGGCTTAGAAGAAACTGTAAGGATTAAATCGAGGTGAAAATATGTCTACATTCAGATTCACCAAAGCGGATACAATAGAGGATACAGTCGATGAACTTATAAAACAAATTGAATGGATGATGGGTAAACTTGATTCTAAAAATGTTAAACGATTAGATACAAATGAAACTGTAATAAAAAGTAAAAGTGGTAAAACTTATATCCATGGACCTATCTTGGAAATGGATGATACAACTAGAAGACGATTAAACATGGGACTAAATGAATCAACAAATGATTTTCTATTTGAACTTTATAATGAAGCAGGAGCTAAAACGGTAAGTATTGATTCTGATGGCAAAGGTGTATTCAATCAGGTTACGCTTAGGAATGACCTTGTAGGTTCTGCTTATGTACAGATTAATACTTCTGGATTAGTAGCTTATAATGGTACTGTAAAGACTGTAGAAGTAAATTCCAATGGCAATGCTACGTTTAAGCAAGTTACACTTAGAAATGATTTAACAGGATCTAATTATATCAACATTGATACTTCTGGTATATATGCTTGGGATAATGCATTGATGCTTAAAACTTTTGAAATTGATTCTAGTGGTAAGGCTTACTTCCGTGGGGATATTACTTCTGATGCTACTATTACAGGAGCTGCAATAAATGGAGCAACTATTACAGGAGGTACTATTAGAACGGCTGCATCTGGAGCTAGATTAGAATTAACTAGCGGAATTTTTAAAGGATATAATTCTAGTAATCAATTGCATGGGATATATGTTGATCCTACAAGCTATGTGGATTTTATTCTTTATAAAAATGGAAGTGAATTTTTTAAGATTTATGATAATGTTAGTGACCTTGATATAAAAGCTTTTGGAGATTTAATATTAACTTATGCAGATGCTGTTGGTCGAACTTATCCGAAAGGTACTTGGGATTTTTCAGCTTCATCAGTTTCTGGATTAACAACTGATACTTACCCAAATCATAATCATGGTATACCTGACGGAACAGTTTTAGCAGTAGATGGCGGTGGCACTGTAACATGGGCAGAATCAGGTTCACATGCGCATAATGTGGGATAGGAGAATTTATATGAATATTGAAAAGGAAATCAAGCAACCAATGAAAGAACAGAGGTTACAGCAATATAAGAAAAGATATTTTGAATTAGAGCTTGATAGAATTGCACTTCTTGCAAATGAGGATAAAGAAGGAGCAACGGAAGTCGAAAAAAGAATGCAGAGTGTTCAATCTGCATATGAAGCAGTAGAAGCAATAGTAATAGAATAAGGAGTGTGGTATATTATGGCATATACTATTGATGATTACCTAAAGACAAATAGAGCATTTCAAAAAAGTTATGATCCGAATACTAATATGGCAACTTTGACAAATACTAATACAGGAAAAACATTATCATTTTTATCTGGTCAAGGTCAAGAATATGGACTAGGTGGTATACAGAACGGTTCTAATGTAATATCGAATTTAAAGAAATTGCAGGATTATTTTAATACCCCTGTTAAGACTGAAAATACAACACCTACTGTACCTACTTTAAACACTGTAACTAATACTGTTAATGCTCAAAATAATAATCAGTCTAATAACTATGCTTCACAGTATGATCCTAAGACTTTGGCTCTTTTAACAAAAATGCAGGATAGACAATATACTTCTCCTTATGCTCAAAATATCACTGATGCTTTGGCTAAGATACAGAACTATCAGAATTTTAATTATAATCCTACTACTGACCAAGGGTTACAAACAGCACAAGATGAAGCACAGTCGGCTACAAGTAGAGCAGCAGCAAGGAGAGGCATGTTATATTCTGATAGTAATAAATCTCAAATGGGTAAGTCTGCTCTTACATTAGTTCCACAATTTAGGAATCAGGCTTATCAAGAGTATTCTAATGACAGGGCAAATGCTTATAATCAATTGCAAGCATTACAAAACCTTGAAAATGTAGCATATCAAAAATATCAAGGTGAAGGTACTGACTTGTATAATCAGGCTAATATGCTTGGTAATATGGCTAATACTGATTACAATAGGTATAACACTGATAGAACATATAACGAAGGTGTAAGAGAGTTTAATGTTGGCCAAGGCAATACTGACCGACAGTTCCAATACAATGTCAATAAGGATTTAGGATATGTCAATCCCACAGCATATGTGAATGTTCCTGATGAAGTAAGACAACAGTTATCTCAATATTCAGGTAACTATGCTCAAGCTGCAAAAGATTTAGTTGCACAAGGACAAACTGGCTTAGCTAATTATGCTAAAGTTTTGAGTAATGAAAAGATGTTCGCTGATCCTAATTTGTTAAAACAATATGGTTCACAATATCAAACGTTAGATAATCAACAGGTACAATCAGCATTACAAACACAAGCTATTCAAAGGGCAGGAGCTTTGATAGACAATTCCATGAAGCAAATACAATTAGATGCTTTACCAGAACAAACACAGTATGGACTACAACTATTAAAGTATCAAGTGCAAGCTGGTGAACTTGATAATGCAACTAAAACAATTCAAAATCTATATCTGCCAGAGCAACTTAAGACACAAATAGCACAAGGCTTGCAATCAATTGAGGCTTCAAAGGCTAATGTTTCACAAGGATGGGCTAGCGTTAATAATGCAGCAGGAAACTTAGCATTAAATCAAGCTGAATTCCAAGCTAAAAAGAATGCAGGAGCTTATGATCCAGAAATGTATAACTTGGATAAACAAATAAAGAAAGATACTTTAGAATCAAATAAGTTAGATAAAACTATCCAAAGATTAGATAGCTTATTTGTTGCAAAAGTATTTGATAGTAAAGGAAATGAAGTACCCAAAGTAGTAGGAGATCCAACACAAATGAGAACAAATATATTAAATCTAAAATTACCAGACAATGAAACTGATTATCTATTATCAAGATATGGCTTACCAACTAAATAGGCGGTGATTGAATGAGTAAATATGATGAAGAGAGAAAGGCTTTAGGATTGAAACCTATAAACAGTTCAACATCATTAACACAATCAACTAATACAAAAAGTAAATATGATGATGAACGAAATGGATTAGTTCAGACTCCTATGCAAGAAACGTTACTACCAACGACACAACCAATAATACAACCAACACAGCAATCAAATAATGCACCTGACAACAAATTGTTAAATGCAATAAATTGGGCTGATAATAAATTAAAATGGTTCAACAATTCTGCTCCTGCTCAATTTCTACAAGCTACTAATACAGCATTTACAAACGCAACAGGAATAGGATTACTAAATAAAGTTTTAAATCCAGAAGACTATCAGAAAAATCAACAACAATTAGAACAACATCCAGTAGCCAATTTGATAGGGAGTGGCATAGGTTATATCGCTCCTTTTAGTGCTGCTAGTAAGGTAGTTAGTAAAATACCTGCATTATCAACACCCGCTGCAACTACACTTGGTAGAATAGGTCAAGGTGCATTAAGGACAGGATTAGAAGGAACATTAGTTGGTGGAGTACAAAATTCTATTAAAGGTGGAATTGATTATGCCCAAGGTAATGGTAATGCTTCTGATATTGCTAAAAGAGAATTATTAAATACTGGTGAGTTTGGATTAGGCTCTGCTATTTTTGGAGGTTTGGGGACTGTTTTAGGTGAAGGCATTACTGGGTTTAATAAAAATTTAACTAACAAAGGCTTTGAAAATGAATTTAATAATATATTTAGTGGTTATAAACCAAGTATAGAACCATTTAATCCAACAAAATTACCTAAAATTACTGATATAAAAAAAGTTGATGGTACTTTTAGATTAAAACCAATAACAAAAGAAGTTCCAATAAAATCAAATGGATACTTTCCTTATCCTCAGGATATAAACAATAAAACATGGTATCATGGTACTGGGACAGAAAATTTAACACCCGATAAATTAAGCCCAAATGCAACCAAAATAGAAGGATTATTTGGACATGGAATATATTTAACTGATACTCCAGAAATAGCAAAAGGATACGCTATGGCAAGAGGTAAGAACACAAATACTCCTAGTATTTATGAATCAAATGTAAAAGTAAATAAAGTATTAGACTTAGAAAAACAAATGCCAAAAGATGCTTTTGATACATTTGATGAATTAGCAAAAGGGTTAGATAATTATTATGGTTACAATTTATCAGATGAATTAAATAACTTGAATTCAAAAGGTGCTACTGGGGACGAAATATACAGAAGTTTTGCCGATGGTATTAGTGAAATATCACATCAAGAAATGGTTCCAAAGTCTGAATTTGTTGAATTATTTCAAGAGTTGTCTAGTAATTTAAAAGGTAAAGGTTATGATGCATATACACATATTGGAGGAAAAAGGACAGGAAAAGAACCACATCAAGTATTAATAATGTTAGATCCAAATGGTGAATTTTCTTCAAATGACCAAATAGGACAAATTACTAAGTTTAATAAATTATCCGATATAAATGAAATGCCAAAACAATTATCAATACATCAACCTTCATTATCAGAATTTAGACCCCGAAATATATTACCAAAAAATAATAATATTTCTATAACACAACAAAGTAATATACCATTAGAAACTAATCTACCACCTAACACCGAAAGCAGAATAGTTTCAAGCCAGAGTAATACTAAGCCTTCATTGTTACAAAGAACTAAAGATAAATGGAATGATTTATATACAAACTGGGTTGATAGTCAAAACCCATTAAAACAGTTTAGCAATACTGCAAAGAATGGCACAGCTTATAAAACCGCAATTAATTCTAAGAAGGTTAATTCTACAGTAGACTATATTTTTAATAAAGGCTTAGTTGATAAAGAAGGGAACAAGATAGGTGAATCATTGAAAGATATTGTTCAAAGTGTGTCTAAAGATGAAGAAATACCTTTTATGAATTATCTTTTGCATAAACATAACATTAACAGAGTAGCAGAAAACAAACCTATATTTTCGGATTATTCTCCACAGGATTCAGCATCAGAAGTATTAAGGTATGAACAGCTTTATCCAGAATTTAAACAGACAGGAGATAGGTTAAGAACATTCCTTGATAATTTTAGCGAAAAGTGGATGAAGGATACAGGACTAACCACAGATACTATTATGAATGATTTGAAATCAAAGTATCCTAACTATATTCCTACTCAAAGAGAATATAGCGAACTAGAAAAAGGATTCTCTGGAGGTGCCAAGAGTGGATATGTTGACCAACCAAGTGGAATTAAAAAAGCCACTGGCTCAGATAGGAATGTATTAAATCCACTTGAAAATATAATGAACCTTGTAAATAGGACTGTAAGGACTGCAAGGAGAAATGAAGTAGGTCAAGAAATAGTTAATGCTATATCGCAGAATCCACAGGCTTTAAGTAAGTATGCTGAAATATTGCCGTCAAATTATCAAGGGAGATTAGACTTAGATAATATTGTTACTGTAAGAATAAATGGTGATCCTATTCATTTGAAAATTAATGATAAGAGATTTTTAGATACCATTAAAGACGCTGCAAACAATACGGATATTAATGGAGTTATGCCTAAAATAAACAATTTATTTAAAGGACTTATAACTCAATACAATCCTGTATTTGCTTTAAGGAATATCGCAAGGGATTTGCCTACATCTTATATTTATGGTTCTGAAAGAAATCCTGTTAAATTTGGGAAAGATTTATTGACGGCAGGAAAGGAAATGCTTAAACACGAAAAACAATACGAACAATACCAGGCATTAGGTGGTGGAAGTTCAAACTTTTTTTTTCCTAGCAATGTAACTATAGCAAAAGAAAATTTGGTAAACTTAAAAACTCCATTAAGAAAAAAATTGTTAAATGGTATAGAGGCATTTAATAATTTTACTGAAACAGTTCCTAGGCTTGCAGAATTTCAGCGTACACTTAAAAAAGGTGGTACTCCTCAGGAGGCTTTATATAATGCAGGAGAAACAACAATAAACTTTTCTAGGGGTGGAAATGAAGCTAAAAATTTGGATAAAAAATTGGTACCATACCTAAACGCAAGTATACAAGGATTAGATAGACTTGCCAGAGGAGTAAAATCTAATCCTATTGGCATGATAGGAAAAGGATTAACAGCAATAACAGCACCTACAGTAATTCAAGAGGCATGGAATAAGTCAGTTGACCCGGAAGGTTATAGAGCCTTGGACAATAGAACTAAAGATGCTTACTTTGTATTTGCTCAAGGTGATGGTAAATTTATTAAGATTCCAAAATCAAGAGAATTAGCAGTTTTATTTAGTTCATTATTCCAAAGGCTCTATAGAAAAAATCAAGGTGATGAAAACGCATTTAAAGGATTTGGAACTACAGTTGCTACAAACTTTTCCCCAACAAATCCATTTGAAAGTAATATTGTGAGTCCTGCATTGAGTCTCAAATATAACAAAGATTTTGCCAATAGAGATATTGTTCCTCAGTATATGAAGAATTTATCTCCAGAGTTGCAGTATGATGAAAAGACTTCTGAATTAGCTAAAAAGATTGGTGAAGTTGCAAAGTTATCCCCTAAAGAAATTGATTATATTATTAAATCGTATACCGGTGTTATTGGTCAAATGGGATTACCTGCATTAACAAAGGGAGGTAGTAATCTAAAACCTTTAACAAGTCAATTTACTTCTGATTCTGCATATAGCAATCAAGATGTAACTGACTTCTATGATAACATTAATAAATTAACGACTGTTGCTGCTGACAGAAATGTAAATGATAATATCCCTTCAAAAGTAGTTACACCAGAAGAAAGACTGAGAGGAATATTTACGAAGCAATCACAGCGAATGTCAATGCTAAGAAAAATTGCTAAAGATGGAACAGAAGAAGAGAAGCGACAAGCACAAAAGGATATAGCTGAATTAGCCAAAATTATGAATAACACTTTAAAGCAATAAACTAAAGGAGTCTTCAAAGGCTCTTTTTTTATGCCAAAAATTAAGGAGACGATAGGATGGATAATAATGCCCTCAAACTTTACGTAGATGCTTTAAACTCAATCAATGCAGCAAATATCGAAATAAATAGAAAGAAGGATAGGACAATATTCATCTTATCGCTCGTGACAATAGTTTCCTTTGCAGTAGTATTACTGTTTTTTATATATCAGTCTTACAACTATGAAGGGTATCCAAAAACAGATATAACCAATACCAACACAGCAACAAATAATAAGTAAAGGAGTGAATAAATAATGGCAAAGCAACCAAGACCACCAAGACCAACAAAACCACCAATAAAAAGAAAGTAAATTGCAAAGGAGATAGCAATATGACCGATTATGATAACCTAAGGAATAGAATGGACAAACTCGAATTAAAAGTGGAGTCTCTTAACGAGAAAACAATAACTAATTTAACTCAATATACTTACATAGTTAAGTCAATAGAAGAGTTAAAAGGGCAAGTTGACAAGATAGTTAATATCCCAAACAAAAGGTGGGAATTAGTAATATCCGTTGTAATTACTGCAATAGTAACTGGGGTAATAGCAACCTTTATTAGAAAGTAGGTGCAATATGAAAAAATGGTATCTTAGTAAGACCTTATGGATAAACATTATAGCATTTATAGCCTTTTTCATACAAGTACAGTTTGGAAAAGATTTAATACCTCCAGAAGTACAAGCAAGTTTATTGGCTGTGATAAATCTTATTTTAAGAATGATAACAAGGGAAGAATTAGATTGGGGTGATAAGCAATGATTGATATTACAAATAACATTCCTGCAACAAATTATTCTAAAGACCGTAAAGGATACAAACCAGAAGCAATTGTTTTACATATCACAGGAGATTCAAATAAAGGGCAAGCTGTAGCATGGTTTGAAGATTCTTCTGCTCAGGTATCGGCACATTATGTGATAGAAAAGGATGGTACTATTTATTTATGTGTTAATCCTGCATATAGAGCATTCCACTGTGGTATAGTAAATAGTCCTAAGGCACAAATATATTTTGATATGAATAGTGTTAATCCTAATAACTATACCATAGGAATTGAATGTGTAAGTAGTGGGGAACCATTAACAGATAAACAGTATGAATCACTTGTAAAATTAATAAATGATTTATGCGATTCTTATAAGATTCCTAAAGATTGCTATCACATAATAGGACATAATGAGTTAGATAGTATTAATCGTAAATTTGACCCTGTTTCAAGTTATAGTGTTAAAGATATTTTAGATAGATTGGTGGTAAATGTGACAATAGAAGAAGCAATCCAAATTCTAGTCGATGAAGGAGTAACAAACAGTGCTGAATATAGGCAAAAGGTTTGTGATACTGTTATGTACGAGAAGGACTTTGTAATCAATGTAGCAAAGAAAATCAAAGAATTGAAAGGTGCATAGTTGCAACAACTCAAAATAATTGATAAAATAAATATATTCTTTGTATGTATTATTTTTCATGTGTTCCTATCGCTCATTCGTGGGCTTACCCATGGCAGGAAGTACAGATGCTGAGGAGCACTGTGGATTTGTAACCCATAGAGAATGTTCGAGCCATTCAATCTGCTTCCCCTAAAAATTATTTTATATATAAAAGCCTGTATCATTTGAGATATAGGCTTTTTACTTGTTTTGCAATATTATATTAAAATCAACTTTTCATGCGGACTTTGATTTTTCATTAAACTCTTCTTCATCCAACTCTATATTGGTTTCAATTTTAAAAGCTAATCCTTCAAGTCTATAGATTTCTTCGGTTAAGCAGTTAATTTCTGTTTGTTTTTGCGTCCTTACTTTTAGTAGATTTTTAATTTCATTGTTTATTAATTCCACGCACTCTTTTAGATTCAACTAAACCAACATCCTTTCAAAATAAAGTTTTCATGGTGTGTTTATATATATTACTATACACTTTATCCATTCATATCCATTAACAATATCATTTGTTAGTTTGTCCATTTCTTCATCTGTTTTGCCCTTCCAATCATTATCATAATTATTGTCAATCAATTCCTGGACTAATTTTTCAAAATCATCATCTTTAAAATATATTCTCCCATCACTACACCAATACTCATCAATGCTTGCCTTTCCCCAACTTCCCATCCAACAGTTGTAGTCATCCGATACACATACTTCATAGTTTACCATTGGTACTATTGGTAATTCTGGATTTTCTTGAATTAATTTAAATAGTTCTTTGTGGTTATTCATTTTTTATCAACTCCTCTTTAAATATTGGTTTCATCTTCCTTTTTATCTTCTTTAGGTTCAAATTGATAACAAGACTCTTTGGGATTCCCTTCTTCATCACAGTCTGGGCATAATACACTTATATTTAGTCCGTATACTTTGCATTCAAAACAATTAGCCATCCTCACCGTCTCCCTTCTCATCTTTGCATAGCTGGACATATTTACAATCTCGAAAATGTTTTTCATCCATGAAAGGGCTTTGACAAAATACACAATATAATTCGCCAATAGTCTGTCCACATTTTTTGCATTCATCATCTTCAACCATTACATATGGTCCGCATTTCTTTAACGCTTCCTTAAGCTGCTTAATATCCTTCTCATTTTCCTCTAGTAAGTAGTATATAGTATCACTGACTTGTTTTGTACTTTTTAGCTCTTCCTTAAGCTGCTCAATTTCTTTTTCTCGCTCCCTTACAGCCTTAACCCCATGTAGCTGTGCTTCGTGCATATCTGTATAAGATTTCTTCCAAGTATCTAACTCCTGTTTTAATTCTTCAACTTCTGCAACAAGTCTGTTATTATTCTGTACAAAGTAGATTATATCTGCCGTATCTTCTTCATTAACTCCAGCCTCCTTCAATATCTGAAAGAGGTCAAACTTACTTTGAAATTTTGTTGTAGTATCACCCAATATTATCATCTCCTTTTCATTTTGGTAGTGACATTAATGTCGCTACCAAATGTTTGTTTCCTAATGATTTTTCATCCTTGTTGCAGTAACATCTTGCATTCCTGATATTTTTTGTGGTTATTCATCTTCACCATCTCCATTCTTATCTTCGTCACAATATTTATAGTTCCAGTTTAACTTCTGCCCACACTCACAAATTTTCATATTTTCATAATCTTTATAATATCCATCTCCTAAATTCTCACTTAGTTCAGCTTTGCAGTTAGGACAAAGCGAAGGATTCCATGATTTTATTATTGGTGTTTTAGGAGTATCTTTTTCTTTATATATTACCAGTTCCTGCTTTAACCTCTCAACATCTTTTTTAGCTGCATTTCTTTCGTCACATATTTCAACAACATATTTAGCATTAAGTTCCTTGTCGTTTTCTATAATCACCATAAGACTTCTAATTTTTAACTCAAGAGCTTCTTTTTCATCTTCTAATCTTTTATTTTTGTCTTTGTAATATTCTTCATAGGCACTCATTTTTATCATACTCCTTCGCATCTAAATGTTTGTTTCATTTTAAATTTTTTAATTCTTTTCTATCCTCTATATTGAGAGGTATCCCTTGCACTAGTTTATTAAATATCCTCCTTGGAATTGCAACCCATTCAGGCTTATTAAATCCTATATCGCAAAGACATCCTACAGTTCCATTTTTATCAAAATTGCATATGCTACATCTATCCATAATTTTCTCCTTTCAAAATACTAGTTTAACAAGCATTTTTATCTTCATATACCGCATTGATTTTTCTAACTTCAAAGAGATAAGCAACGTCAATATTTCTTCTATGAGTTTCCGCATCATCATAGGTATAAAACTTCATTGCTTTTCTAAGTGAACTTGAACCGTCATAAAGGTCAATATATTGATTCTCTTCATCTTTAAAAGCAATAACATAAACTTCAAATTCTTCCTTCATCCTCACTCACTCCTTTCATTGAGAAATACCAGTTTCACAAGCTATTAATATCAAAAACTATGCCTCTGCAATACTTTTCTCCATCATCATAAATTCTAAATGTTTCGTGCGGAAAATCTGTTTCATAAGACCAAGTAAATCCTTCTTTATCTTTACACCAGTGTGCTGTAATTTTTTTAGCGGCTTCCATAGCTTTTTGAAAATGAATACATTCATCTTCACAACTAGACAATATACCATCTTTTGTTATAAATGCTGTTCCACCATCACAACACCCAAATTCATCGTTTATAGCTCCTTCAAGTTCCATCAAATCATCAGAAGCACCATAAGCAACTACAAATCCTAATTCTTTTGCAAGTTTCTTTTCTTCCTTTGTAATTTCTCTACGATATTCCCTGCTATTTAACATTGCTGCAAATTCCTGTATATTCATTTTCAATCATCCTTCCTAAAAGTTATTTTTGTAATGATTTAGCAACGTCGTTTATTCTAGCTTTTTTGCTTTTTTTCTTAGATTTATTTATCACAGTCAAGAACTCATTTTCATCGACATCCGCAAATCTAGACTCACAACATATTGCTATGTCCGAGTAAGGTTCATCGCAATGGTCAATAATCGAGCATTCGCCACAACGCATTTTCAAATCTCCTATTTTCATTATTACTCCTCCAATCTGCGCGAAAGTTATATTTAACAAGCATTTTGCAATTCTTTTCCTATATACTTCTTGGCAAATTCCAAGCAATCCAAATACTTATCAAAATTTCCTGATAAAGGCTTTGAAGACTTTCTGATTTTTAGTTGCGTACCAATCAAAATATAGTCATACAAAATAGACGTAAAAAGCCTTTTATCTTTTTCAGAATATATGCATCTAGCCTTATTAAGAGTTTTCATATATTCTATTGCTTCTTCATTTGTTTTGAAGTTTATTATTTCATCTGGTTCTAAAGTCTTTTGATATAAAGCATATTTATACTGCCCATCGTAACCTCTTTCGTCTTGGATAAAGTATTTCATGTTTCTATGGATAAAATATGGACAGTAACCGTTATCTGACCTAAAAGCAATATTAATTTTGTCTTTATTCTCAGGTAGTTCATATCCAGGTATTAAAGATATTTGATTATGCACACAATCGCCTCCAATCCTCACAAAACAATTATTTAACAAGCAATTTTACTTACATCCATTCTTTTTGCAATCTCATAACCTACGTTCACGGTCCAGGCATCACCGGCCGCTCTATATAATTGTGAATCTGAAATATTAGCTGCAATCAATTTATCTGTTATGTAATCAGGAACACCCTGTAATCTCATACATTCCCGGGGTGTTAATACTCTAATTTCTCCATTGATATAAACACCGTGAATATCTTGCTTTGTAAGAGTAAACATGCATTCTTCCGGCTCTTTGAACCTACGACCATTCTGTCTCTTTTCCTCTCTTTTAGGAGTTAATACCGCTCTTACGGAGTTCTTAACAACATAAGTGCCGTTCCTTTGGCTCCCATATCCTCTGCTCGTAAGACAGACTGCTGGATTCTTGCAATCCATGGTTTTGATGATAGGAAATACTTTTCTGGTACATCGTCCTCTAAGATGTCCGACAATAAAGATTCTTTCTCTATTTTGTGGGACTCCAAAGTGTGTAGAATTGAGCAAACTCCATTCTGCATCGTACCCCACCGCATCCATTGCACAGAGTGCTGAGAGGAAATCTCTTCCGGCATTGACACTAAAAAAGTTTTTAACATTCTCAAACAACAAGTATGAGGGTTTATCTTCTTCTTTAATTTCTTGCAGGAGTCGCATGACTTCGAAGAACAGACTGCTTCTGTCTCCTCCGAATCCAAGTTGTCTGCCGGCAATACTGATATCTTGGCAGGGGAATCCTGCAATCCAACAATCAGCTCTAGGAAACTCACTTGCCCTGGCATTTCTGATATCTTTGCCCTCTGGCTCATTACCAAACACCACCTTGTATATTTGCCTTTTATGCTTATCCCATTCTATGGAGTATACACATTCATGTCCTGCCTGCTCAAATGCCATTCTAGCCGTTCCCATTCCACAAAACATGTCTATAAATTTCAATGTAATCCTCCTTTCAACTTCTGTATGAAACACACGTTTCATGCTTTTTTACGATTTTCAACATATTCATTCCATAGTGTTAATTTCATACTCTTTGTATCTTCCTGTACGGTTAAGTTATAAAAAGTTTTGCATTCAGGGCAACTACCATGTCCTGCATCCAGACTTCCCCAAGATTGAAATATTGATTTAGCTGCATAAAATACATTTCCACAAGGGCAATCACATTTATAGCGTTCTCTTGTATCTTCCATAGTCTCTTCACGCTCCCATCAAGTCAAATATACTTATTTGCTTGCATACTTCAATTTTTGGTTTTGGCTGCTCTACTGGACTTTCTTTTTTCATTACCGGGATAGACTCACTTTTTTGATATGTAGTTATAGCTGAATAACTTCCTCTCATTTCTACCTTAGCATCTATTCCCTTAGCAATTAACGCTTTTGCGATACCATCTGAATATCTTTTTAAAATAAGACACTGATCATAGTTTCCGATTATAAATTCTTGCTCGTTGCCTGGTACTTTAAAAGTTACTTTTGTATTAGCCGGTTCCTGTTCGTCACCTTCCCTTATACATTTTGATTGTTTTGGATCCATATCCACAAAAGGTACCGCGCTGTCATCAAATAGAGTTCTTACTATCTGGTATTCTTCATCTGTAAGTGGATAAGATAAACCTGTCTTTCCCATACGGCCAACTTTAAAATTTCTTTCAAAGCAATCTAGGAAGATCCATTTTTCTTTCGGGAATTCTTTTTTTGTTACTTTAGGCTCTAATTTTGTTATTTCAACAATGTTTTCTGTTACTAAATCCACCTTTTTCGTTATTACGGGATTAGCAGAGTAAAAATTTCTTCCTTCCTCCAGGTGCTTTTTATAGCAGCACCCTATGTAATCCTCATCATTTAGATGTAAGCATATAGCTTTGTCTGAACACTCTCTATATGAAGCGCAACACCCGAATGCTTCCACGAACCAACACACTCCTTTCACCTTACAAGCCTTAGTTTTGGCTTATCTGTAATAACTCCATTTTCTTCTGACCAGTAACCCATTTTGTACTTTACATGTATCCCTATTTCGCCTTTCATATTCCATATAATTTCTTTTATGTCATAAAATTTAACCATCTTATCTAGTTCCCCATCGTTAAAAACCAACTCACAGTTTTCATTTACTTTAGGTATTTCAATTCCAATAGGCACATTCAGCCATCTATCTTCTACTATCCATTTTCCCCTTGTGTCTTTTTCGTATGAAATACATAGATTGTTAGTCCATCTTCCAGCACATTTTCCACCGTGTATTAATCCATTAATGCAATAGTCACATTCATACATTTAGCAATGTACCTCCATCCTCACTAAATACACATTCAATCTTCTTTTATAGCTGCAATAGATTCCCTAACACTTTGCCAAAAACTAAGCCTTTTTTGCTTATCTAAACTAAATATTTCACATAATATATCAGCTGGGCACTCCGTCAACTCTTCTGATGCTAAATCGCACATATACTCAAATTCACTTTTGCTTAATTGCAGGATATCTTTGATTTGCAATAATATTTGATAGTTGGGGGGATTCCGTCTGCCTTTTTCAATGTCGCATAGGTATGTAGGACTTATATTTAGCTTCGTTGCCATTTCTCTTAATCCTATTGTATGTGTAAGTCTGTTGGTCTCAATTAACTTTCCAAATTCGCCATTAATAGTGATCACCTCTTCTCTAATAAGCTTGTTTGCTTTTGATAGTATAATTATATAATAGTATATCCAAAATTACAATAGAATTTTGGATGTTGGCATATAAAGAACTCTCAATAGTTTATATACCACAATCCATTGAAATTAAAGCCATGGAAAATTTCTACTATAATATTGTGAAAGTGAAAAATTTACGGTAAAATGTAGATATAACTTAATGAGAGAATGCAAAAACCCGACCATCTCGGAAAAGATATCATCGGGTTTCAAATGAAAAAACATACGCTATTATTTAATAGTATAATAGTGTATGTCAATTTTGTCAAATGCATTCCTCTAAAAATACATAGGAGGAAAAGTATAAATGAACGCAGCTGAATTTTTAGCCTGGGAACAATCTACAAGAGATACTATTGATGTAAAAAAAATATATATTGATATTTCCGGAGACCTTGTTACAGGTGTCTTGTTATCTCAAATAGTTTATTGGAATTTACCAAACAAGGACGGAGAAACAAAATTAAGGGTAATTTCAGATGATAGACTTTGGATAGCCAAAGGTAGAGAAGATTGGTGGAAAGAATGCCGAATCTCTCCAAAACAATTCGATAGAAGTATTTCAATTTTAGAAGAAAAAAATATTGTAGTTACTAAATTAAAAAAATTCAATGGTGCCCCTATTAAACATATTTATTTGAATTTAGACAATTTAGTAAATTTAATAACTGTAAAATTAACAGGGGGTGAAATGGATTTTCCCCAAAGGTCAAAATCCATTTCACCCAAAGGTCAAAATCTAATTTCCCCAAACGGTAAAATGGATTTTGACCAAACAGTAAAATCTTTAACAAAGAATACAACAAAAATTACTAACAAAGAATACAACAACAAGAAATCTGTTGTTGTCTCTCCAGATGCTAAACTTTTATCAAACAGCTTCTTTAAAAAATATAATTGTGAATTTGATACTGCCCGGGCACAGAACCTTATAAATGAAAAAGGAATAGACCTTTGCAAGAAATACCTGGCTGAGTTTGACGATTATATACTAGACCAACAGATTGACAACCTACAGGCTTTCTATTACGCTTCTGTGATGGAGGAATATAAAAAGCCGTCTAAACAGAAAAAAACCCCTCAGTACGCAAATTTTGAACAAAGAGAGTATGAGGGTGATGATTTCTATGAACAGTTCTATATTAAAAAAAATGGTTGAAGTCTTTATAGTATATGATTTTCTATATGATATTATGAATAATATTGAAAATATATAAAGTATGGTATATAATAATATTGTTCAAAAAGTCAGTCGACGGACTTTAGAATGGATAAGATGCGTTTTAGTAGAAATAGCCTGATGTGTTCTAAATCTTACCTGTCAATCATCGGGATGTTAAAAAAAGCTCCTTATTATCAGGGAGCTATTTTTATGTCCAAGAGACGGCAGATTAAATCTATTATCACTATCTATCTACTTTTGATATTTGTTTTTTACATGCTTTACAAATGCAGAATAAAATATAAGCCATCAATGGAGCTATTAAGCATCCAGATATAATAGCTATTAACATTTGATTGAAAATTTTCATAAAATTATCACTTCCTCTTTGTGTAATATTACTATATATTATTTCTAAATAAATATTACTAAAATATTCTTCTTGTTTTTATAAAAAAACTATAATAAAATATCTCTAATATATAATAGAATTCTTTACATCACTTTTACTAATCTATTGATGGCTATCTTAATGTAATTTGTACTTTGCATATTTTATGTATAATTTGTAATTTGTGCTTTGTACCTTGAAAATTAAACATAAACTCCTACCACTGAAAAACTCGTTGAAAGGTTGTGTTTTTATGAAAATTATATTTGTTGAGTTTCCAGAAGAATTGAAAAATGAAAAAATCATTATTTCAAATGATAAAAGATTAATCAATAAAAATTATTCTTCATCAAATAATCCAGATACTTTAGCAAATGCAATCAACTTTTTTAACTTCTCTGGTGATATATCTTTCTCTGATGATAAAACTCCTATATAGTCATTAGGAATTTTAATATTTTGAGTTTCATTGTCAGTAAGTTCTAAGATATAATCAATAGAAACACTAAAGAACTGTGCATATTTAATTAAAATTTCTGTATTTAGGTCTAAATCCCCATTTTCATATTTTCCAATATTAGATCTTGCGATAAAAAGGTATCTTGCTAATTCTTCTTGTGAAATACCTTTTTTAATTCTCAACTCTTTTAATCTTTTAAAAACCATTTTATTGCACCTCACTCTCTATATTATAGATTAAAACAAATAACATTAGGTATACTTCGCTATTTTGGAGAAAAATATTTAAAAAACTATTGACTTTCTCCATAATAGAGAGTATAATTTAACTATTAATTCTCCATTATGGAGATTTGAAGGGAGGGTTGAATTTTGTATAGTAAATTAAGAGAAATTCGTAAAAGCAAAAATATATCTGTGAAATATTTAGGTAGAGTTATAGGCAAAAGTGATAAAAGCTACTATAAAAGAGAAGCTGGGAAAGTAAAATTTTCTCTTTCAGAAGCAAAAAAAATATCAGAAGTTGTGGGTATACCAGTAGATGATCTTTTTTTTGAATATGAACTCTCAAAATTAGAGAGGACAGCAGTTTAAATCATTAAGGAGGACATTATGAGTAACTTAGCTTTAATAACTCAAGAACAATTTGGAAATTTAACTTGTAATTTCTACAAAAATCAAAACAATAATGTTTTAATGACCAGAGAACAAATTGGATTAGCTTTAGAATATAAAGATCCAATGGTTGCAATTGCAAAAATACACTTAAGAAATTCAGATAGATTTGATAAGTTTTCATTTACCAAGTTGGTAAATGGAAGAGAAACATATTTTTACAATTCTAAAGGAATTTATGAAATTTGTCGTTGGTCACGTCAGCCCAAAGCTGATGCATTTATAGATTGGGCATGGGCTATAATTGACAATCTTAACAATATTTTATCTCAAAAACAAACTACCCAATGGCAAGACACAAGAGTAGAAAGCAAGGTTCAAAATACAATACTATCAGATACAATCAAAGCCTTTTGTGAATATGCTGAATCCCAAGGGAGTTCCAATTTTAAGTTTTACTACAAATCAATTCAGGAGCTTGCTAACAAATCGGTAAATATCAAAGACGGCCAAAGAGATTATTCGGACATCAACGCTCTTTCATCTCAAATGTTTATGTTTCAGGTAATAATCAAGACGTTACGTGATGAAATGGCAAAGAATATACCTTATAAGAAAGCGTATCAAACTGTTAAGGCTAAAGTAGAAGATTTAAGTCAGTATGTACAGCCACAGTTACAAATAGCATTAAATCAATAGTTTTCATATTTACTTGTCAAAGAACGCTACACAATAATATATCATGGCACATAAGAAGTCAACACAAAAAATATACAAATTTGGAGGACGTAAGAATGGAAAGAGATCAGACAACAATGCAACGGAAAACATTGGAATTGAAAATTGAAAAAGCACTTAAAAGAATGGAATTAAGAGGTCATAAGGACACAGAAGGATATACAAACCTCAAGAATAAGCTAATCGCAATAAAAAATGGAGCTGATTACAAAATAACTAATGTTGCTGAAAAAATGATAGGAACTTATGCGGCTTTCATCCCTAGCTGCAATACAATGTTTACACAAACTAGTACTAAATTAAGTATGCAGAAAAAATTAAATGAAGCAGTTGAATATATAAAAGAATTATGGGAACAAGAGAGGTGAAATAACTTGAAGTTACTCGAAAGAATTGGAAGGTCATTGAAAATAGACCTAAACCTCATAGAATCACTCACACTTAAAACTGTGGGTAAATTGGACAAGTATGACAAGGCTGAGCTGTTAAGAGAACACGCCGAGGACAAACAAAGGAGGAACCGCAAATGAACATAGCTGACAGAAGGAAGTTTGTGTTGAGTGAAATAGAAAAAGGCAATATTGAAACGGCTTGCAAAGTGAATAAGGAAACAGCTTTATTGAAAGTTAGGAACAGCAAAAAGGAGCTTTGCGACAGCTCCAATTCAAATCACTAAAAATATTATATTCTATCTCTCTATTTTAACAGGAGAGATGGGAAAAGACAAGGGGTGTGCATATGGTATCGAGATTAAGGAAAGAAATTAGGAAAACAACTGGCAAGGATATGAACAATAGCAAGATATCGGCAGGCGTAGCAAGGGTAATAAATAGGACAAGCATTATTGTGAATGAGAATAGTTCTTACGGTGCTATTAAGGCTGTGGCTAAGAAGATTGCGAGGGATAGAGATGCGTAGGTTGGTTATTATCACAGGCAAGTTAAAAGGTACTAAGCAGGACAAGCCAAAGGAATTGAAGTTGTTGGACGGCAAGAGTGACAGGATTGATTATAGGAAGTTTAAATAAATTTTAGGAGGAATAGGGATTATGACTTATTATAAAGGATTTAATAAGGATTTAAAATGTAGGGATTTTCAATATGAGATTGGCAAAGTTTATGAAATAGAAGGAAAGCCTGTTAGATGTACGGAGAACGGATTTCATGCCTGTGAATATCCACTTGATGTATTTAATTACTATTCACCTGCTGATAGTAGGTTTTGTGAAGTAGAAGCACTTGGAGATATAGACAAGGATAACGATGATAGTAAAATTGCGACTTCTAAAATTAAGATTGGGTTTGAAATTGGGTTGAAAGGATTGGTTGAAGGTGCTGTAAAGTTTATTTTTGAGAAGGTTGATTGGGAGAATAAGAAAGAGTCTAACACAGGCAATTATTCAGCAGCTACCAACACAGGCTATAATTCAGCAGCTACCAACACAGGCGATAATTCAGCAGCTACCAACACAGGCTATAATTCAGCAGCTACCAACACAGGCGATAATTCAGCAGCTACCAACACAGGCGATAATTCAGCAGCTACCAA